AGTAACAACCTCTCCGCTTAGCGATGTTTTTATGAATAGCGATCTGCCCGGTACATTTTCCAATCGGCTTATCTCCCTTTTTGCCGGAAGGAAAAATAAACGCCCCGCGACGCCATTTTTCAGCATTGCGTAAAACTGCTATTGCTTGCGCGGACAGCGGTACAGCGTGTGGCCTTTTCCCCTTCATTCTTTCAGCCGGAATTTTCCAGACAGCACTGTCTAAATCAATTTCGTCCCAAACAGCCAGGCGAGCCTCAGAGGGCCTTACCATCGTTAAAAGCTGGAAGTAGACACACAGCCTTATCGGCTCCCACATACTCAGCCCCTGCCATTCAGAAAGGAACACAGGCAATCTGCCTTTATCCATCACGGGCATTGGTACGCTTCTTTTGGCTGGGAAAGCCTTGCCGATTTTTAGCAGGCAATTATGGTCAATGACTCCGGTGTTTACCGCATAATCCATTACCGAATTGAGCACAACTATCATCTTTTCCACAGAGGCGGGACGATCGGCAAACTCTCTCATTGCCTGAATTGTTGAGGCGGCATTCATTTTATGTACCGGCTCGTCACCAAGAACACTATTCAGCGTTTTTAAAGCCCCCTCGTAGCCTCGAATTGTATTGCTGCGGATGCCCTCCGTGATTTTTATTTTCAGCCAGTTATCAGCGATAACAGAAAACTGCTGCGCATGTTTTTTCCGTCTGTCGCTGAGTTCTTCTTTTTTAACCTCGTTTGGATCTATCCCTCGGGCAACTTTCCTTCTGGCTTCTTCTCTCGCCTCCCTCGCTTCTGCGAGACTAAATTCTGGATATCGGCCAATAGTGAATGTCTGCCTTTTCCCGGTTATGGGGTGCGCATAGCGGAATCGCCACGATTTACCGCCTGACTTAGTAACGTACAGAAGAAGTCCAAACCCATCATGAAGACTGTAATCTTTAAGCTGTGGCTTCGCGTTCTTAACTTCTGCATTGGTGAGTGGTTTAACAAGCATCATCAGCTCCTATCACTGCTTCCGCTGTGGTTTCTTTCGTAGTCCCACTTATGGCGAATTGAACCCCAGATAGACGAAAGTAATCGAATGGATTCAAACACCATAAGCAGGGACTAAACCCAGCCACACCGCGCTTTATTGAACGTTAACGTATTGATTCATAGATATTAAAATAATCAGGCGCACTGATCCCCTCAGCAGTTACCGTTGCCGATAAGCCGAGTGTGTCCAAATTGAGGGCCATTTATGCCTCGCTGGTTACTGTCGTTGTTCCGTAGATGGTGTCGATTTCAGCGAAGAACTGGACGCGGCGCGTCGTCGTGTTCACTGTCGTATTGAAAGAGAGTATGGATTTAACGCCCCGCGTTTCGAGGATGCGCTTACGGATCGCCAGGTTGTAGGTTTCCGGCTTCTGCTTACCGAGTACGGACTGAATCCACGGTGTCCCCTCGGTGGTGTCGAGGAACCATTGCCCGTACCATAATTCGAATCGCGTTTTCACGGCCTGAGCCACGGCCTCTGGTGAGTTAATCAGCCAGGTATCATCGCCGCTGCCAAAGGTGTAATCACCGTCGGCGTCTTCACGTCTGTATCGCATCAGTTCACCCCGTCTGTGTTGCTGGTGCCGTGCTGAACCCCGCCGTGCGTGTGCGTATCATCAATTGACTTGCCGTTAGCTTTAACCGTACCGATAAACTCGACAGCGCCGGTGATTTTGGATGCAACGCCAGAAGCAACAGAACCCACCATTCCACCCAGCCAGGACAGGAGCCCGTGAATGGTAACTTTCGCCGAGAAGTCGGCCTGCGGGGTAACTACATCCAGACCGCCAGGCGCTACGATTTTAATTTTCTGCGTAGTGGGGTTGAGCTCAAAGAAAGTGCTTCCGTCGTCGCTGCGCAGCTGCGCGGCACCTGTGCTGATCCCGCTGATTTTCTGCGCCTGAGACTGCGGCCCGACGATACAGAACGCATCAGATAAATCATGCACCCGGTCGTCGACAGGCTCCTGCACCCCGCCGTTCTGCCACCAGAAATCGATGCAGCGATCGGCGAAAATCACCAGGCATTCATCACCGGCTTTAACCGGGAACGTTAACGTGCAGCCGCCACCGCGCGGAAACACCACCGGCACATCCACCAGCAGCGGGTAATTTTTGGTAACACGGTTCCCGTCGTTATCCGTTTCAACCGAACGGATAGCAGGCTGCACAACCGCCGTCACCGCGTCACGATCGAATGACTGGACGATGCCAGGCAAAGCAACGCGGATCTGGTTCTTTGTTGTTTCCCGCTCAGATTTGAATGTTTCGGCAAGATCGCCGCTGCGGGTCTGGTCAGATACTGCCATTTGGTAGGCTCCAGAAAGCAAAAAGGCCGCCCAAAAGGCAGCCTGTTATAATACCGGGTTCATGTTTATTCTTGTGCTTTAGCATCACTAAGCAGGTTTACAGCTCTGATTTTCCATTCTTCGAAATCAAACATCATGTCGTTGCTCTCAATGGCTGAGTGAAAGAAATCACCCTTTTCTAAGAGCTCATCAAGAAGCGATATTAGTTGTTTTTCCGTCTGCTTATTCATAACTGCCTCGCCGCTATACTTTCTTGCACGGGAAAGAGCCGATGATTCTCGGCGCGTCCATACTGTTCTGCAGCAGCTGGACGTTCAGGAAAGCTTTTCCGTTACGCTTCACAAACTCAAAGCCGTAATTGTTGCCATCACGGGAAGGCATCAGGCCCATGTCCATTTTCATGTTTGAGTAGTCACCATCTTTTCCCAGAAATTTGATTTTCTGAGATGTGACAGTTTCACCGTTAATAACAGTCATTCCGTCACCGGTCATTGTGTAATTACCGCACTGAATTGCAGCCATCGCCGGAGCAGTAACCATCATTGCTAACGCCAAACAGAACCGTTTCATTAAAGCCCTCTTTCCCTCGCTGATGAGGAAACAAGATCCGCCGCGCCACGCGCTTCGCACATCATATCCATGTACCACGCCTGGCCCCTTGTGTCGCCAGTGTACATAATCCCGCGCACAATATAAACGCCATCCGTTGCGATGCTGGCAGGTTGCGCCGTGGTGCCGCTGAGCGTGATATTTCCGTCCGTATTCTGATCGGTGATCTGCCCACCAGCCATAGCGATATCATTGTTCGACAGCGCGGTGCGATACACGGAAGCCTGATCCAGTTGAATGAGCCCGTTAAGCCGGATGTTCGGGTTAATCAGCGCGCGGACGTTTACACCGTTGCCGATGGTCTGCTGCGGCATGCCGATAAGCCCAGTGGCGCTGTTGAGCACTATCGCGTCGTGAACATACTCGTTATTCGCCACCATCTGGCGCTGACCGTCCACAAATTGCCATGTTGCGCCACATTGTCCGGCCACGTTATCCATAAGATGCCGTGTCATGCCGAACAGTACCCGCCCTCGAGGGAATACGGTAGCAGGCATTTCAGGCGTCAGTCCTTCGGTCGCGCCTTTGGCCTCAAAGTCTTTCATCAGCGCACGGTTCACATCTGCGACCGTGTAACCGGCCGCCAGCGTCTGCGAGGTTATGCTGGTGGCAAATGCCAGATCCGTATCTGCTGCCTGAATCAGGACATAGGAATCAATAGGGCTGTCTTTTCCTGTGACCGAGTAGCGAATTTCTCCGCTGAAAATCAGCCCGTAGTTGCGGCCATCACTCTGGCCCACATCTGCCGCGTCGACTTCGCGCACGGTCCCGACGTCGCTTGCCGCCACCTCCGGCGCGATACCGTCGTAACCGGCAATCAGCCGCACTTTCGAAAATTCCTGCCCGGTGATGCGGTTTACCGTATCAGCTGACAGGTTATAGATTTTGAACGTTCCCACCCGTGACGCGCTGCTGATGTTGAACCAGTCGATAGTAAAGGTCACTTTAAAATCGCTGAGCTCAATCCCCTGCCCGTTCTCATCCACGAGCTGCAGCTCGAAATGTCTCATCCAGTTCTGTGACATGCTTACTCCGTTGATACCAGTAAATGACTGCGGCCGCCCAGGTCGGTTTTCGTCGGATAATCCTGTATGCTGTCGTCACAGACCACCACCAGCTTAAAGCCGAGCCCCATATAGCCGTACTGCGCCAGCAGGTCAGCACCCGTGACGAGAGGAATACCGGAGATTACCGGCTCCCCTCTGTCGTTCTTCAGGTCCATAATCCAGTACAGATCGCGCCATATGATGCTAATCCGCCAGGTGACACCGCCCAGGACGATGCTGAACTGCTGGTTATCCGCTGTCAGCGGTATTTCCTGAATCGCCATTAGCCAAGCCCCAGTAACGCCGCACCACTTTGCAATAAAGAGGTATTTGGCGGCTTTGTGGTTTTGTTGCCAGTATTCAGCACAGCCGACGTACTGGCCCCGTCTTTCATGTTGGTTTTATCCGCAACAGTGATTTGCTGAGTCTGCGAGATGATGACTTCCCTCAGAGTGAGAACGGCAGACAGGACATTTTCGGTCGTCTTGTCGGTTGTCACTTCCAGCGCGCGGATCAGCATGTTGCT